TCCAATGTATCTTCAGTAGCAAAAGTACAAAATAGTTTGTTACTCATATCGAGATTATAAGAAAAGGTTTCGATATCGTAATCAAACCTTTTTATTTCTAGTGTTTCTTCCATATATAAATATCAAACTATGTTATAAAACTAAATCTTTTGCGTACTTGAAACTAACTGGGTACTTATTCTTCTGTGACATTATTTTCTCTATATCGTTTAAAGTTTCTTTTCCGTCTTTTTTGCTGAAATCGAATAAAATCGCATCGTATGTGTAAAGCGCTATTTTAGTCTCTTTATCTTTTAGGTATCTTAGTACTTCTTTTAATATAAGAATATTATTTGAAGTCTCCAACGACTGCATCATATAGTTCATAAGCTTGGCTGGATGTGTTTCTTTCAATTCTTTGGTAAATGCTTTACCGGATTGTGGGTTACACACATAACCTGCTTCATTAAAGGACGCCCACATTGTATCTATATACTCTTGAATTTGTTTAAATATTTCAAGATCTTTATGCTCTTCAGGTATTTTTCCGTAAATAGCCTGAAAGTTAATTTGTTTGGCTTGGGTATACTCTTCATCGGATATTTCTTCTTTGCCGAAGTATAGTCTGGCTAGCTGCTTATGGGCAGACTCAGACGAAAGTGAAAAATCAATTTGATCAGCCAGTAAGCGCAGGTGATACCCGTCAAAATCAAACTCCACAAAGTAGTCGTTCGTCGGCTTGAAGGATTTGCGATGCTGTGGCGTTTTAGGAATAGCAGCGTAATTAACACTATTAAAAGAATTAGTGGGTCTAGATGTAGCATTGTATAAATTATATGATGTTAGTACTTTGTTATCTACTGTATTGTATTTAATATCTCTAGGGTTAAAAAGCTCTTTGTAAGCTTCGTAATGTATCCCAAGTCCGGTCTGTTCTATCAAAAAGAATACATTTGTTGCAGTATTATTATAGAAGTCAAACCCGTCTGGTATTTTAAATTCTATTACTTCTTTGATAGAATCGTATACTTTTTCAGAGGATTCGTATAGTTTTGTAATAGGAATAATCTGATTTATGTTTTTAAAATCTCTAAATTTGTTATAGAAGTGATTTATAGTTGGAGTCTCTCTAGAATATTCTAATCTGTCATACTTTGTCATTGAGTAAACAAGAGATAGATCTATAGCTCCCTGTAAATTAAAGTGATAGAGTAGGTTCTTCTTGTCTAGTGTATACAGTTTACTAGCTTTAGAAAGCAGTTGGTAGACACGGTCTTTATCTATATTGAGACCTTCATCATGATTTATAGGAATAATGAAACCATGCTTGCTATTATTCATTCTAATATAGACAGCAACTGTTGAAGTAAGTTTAGGATGATATTGATCGTTTGTAGAAATAACATCTACATAACAACCCAGCTTTACGAGATTTTCTAACCGCTGTAATTTTTCTTCTTCCTCTACTATATAAAACACTTATAAAACCTTTTGTATAATATAGTAAAAAGATTTTAATCTACAAACTATGAAGGAGAAGGAATATCAAATGAAGTATTTCCTTTAGGAAGCGGTGTGGTTTTATCACCTGCTATTTTAGATTCTGGAACAAATTGGGCATAATCTTTTATGTAATCCTGTAAACCTTCTATGGTTTGACTAGCCTGTTGTATGGCTTGTCTATTTTTTGTTTCAGCACCGTCAAATCGTACACCATTAAAATATACATCTTTTGCCGGTGGGGTTAGAGTCCAATCTACTGCTAGTTTTTTTGTAAACAGATTAGTTTCTAAATTATCAAATTTGTCTTTTGTAATCTCTACAATATTTTTGTTTCTTTTATCTTGAAGAAAATATCTTTTGAACGTACCGTTTGCAAGCTGTCTTTCGGTAGGCGGTAAAAATTCTACTTTGAAAGAAGCTTCTTGATTTGTAGGAAATTCAGACTCTAAAGTATCTGAGGACTGAAGTGGTTTACTATCGGATGTAGGTTTAGTACCGCTAAATAACTCTCCTTTGTAAGTTTCGAAAAAACTACCTACAAACTGCCTTCCTGTTTCATCTACTACATCTCTTATAGTATCTCTATCAGGTATTTTTATTTTTATTTTAGGTAAATACATCTTACTTTTTGTATAAAGTTTGTGGTTTTTCAAATAGATCTTTGAGATCTCTTCTCGGATCATCATTTATAGATAGAGCACCTCCTTGTTTTTCTTGTTGCTGGTCATAGTACCTTTGTATAGCTGCATAGGTCTCTTTATAATTAAACTTGTTGTAAGTAAAGTGAACCGGATCATAATAATTTGCAAAATCACCACCCCAGTATAATCCACATTCTCTGGCAATTTGTGGTATCCCGGTAGCTTCCCATAAAGCAATACTACTTGATTTATATAGTTGATTTCCGTCTGGTTCAATTACATTCATATCTATAGAGGCTGCATAATTGTGAGCTGATGTTCCAGGTTCTGCATTGTCTGGATTTTCTGCTTTGAGCTCTGCAGATCTTTTGTATGTTCTAATACTTGCAGTAACTAGTATTTTATATCCTTCATATTCAGATTCTAATCTAGAAATAAACTTACTAAAAGCAGATCTGATCTTCGGATTTTGGTTTATATTACTTACTAGAAATTGTTCGGAAGTAATCGGTTTACCGAAATTAGGATAATAGAATAAGGACTGGGGTTCTTTGTTGACTGTAATATAATCTCTTATTTCAAAAGGTACACCTGGTATTGGTTCTTTTCTTTGTAAAGTTAATGCTGTTTCTAATTCTTCTGAGCCTAGAAGTTCATCTGTTTCGTATGTCTCAGTGGTACTACGTTTACCTATGATAATTGTTTGAGCTTTTAAATCGGTATTCCATTTATTATTTTGAACTACATGAGAGACACCGGTTATTAAAAACCCTACTACACCGTTATATTTTTCTGGTAGTATACCTTCATTTATTCTAAATGCCTGTCCTATCTTTACTCCTCCAATTCCGTCTAGGGTAATATCTAAATCAAATGGTATGATACCAGCTGCTCCGGCATTTGCTATAGAATTATTATATTTACGAACTAAAAACTGCATTACATCTTTATGTACGTTCTTTAATCCGTCGAAGGTTTCTTTATCATAACTTTTTGTTTTATTAAATACTCCTATTGCTCTTGCGAGTTGAACAACATTTGAAAGTATTCTTCTCTTTTTAGTTTCTAAACTCTCTCCGCTTTTAACGTTTCTTTCTTTTACAATTCTATCCTCTAAACCTTCATTCCACCTAAACATATTTTCTACATCTTGTCCAACATCTGTATTAGATGCTTGAGCTGATATAGCAATCATAGAAGCTATGTTTGGAGATAGCTTACTTGAAAGAGAAATGTTTGTTACAGTAGACTTTAAACCTGTTACATTTAAAAGAGATTTTTTAACATCGCTTTCGTTAGGAGTTAATCTTCTATCTACTAAGTAATATGCAAAGTCTTCTTCTTCGTAATGCAAACCAAATTCGTTTATATTTCCTAAAGTATCTGTAAGTCCATTTAGAAGTCCTTCTACAAAATTTAAAACTGTTGCTTGTGCTGTAGATTGTCCTATGACCCTATCTAAAGTATTTAGAATGTATTGGATGCTAAGGTAAATATTTAATATACTAGAATCCCCTCTTTCTCCTTCTGTGTTAGCTCTTTCGGACATTTCATACTTAAGCTTTCCGTTTTTAAATTGTGATACTTTTGGTAGTACGGCTATTTTAGGATCTAAAGCTATATGGTCTGGAAAGGTTAAAAAAACGCTTTTATCTTCTTCTAAATTAAATCTAAAAAGTTTTTTACCATTTTCGTCTTCTAATAAAAAAGCCACATTAATTAATGCAAGAAGGTCCTTAATACGAATATACCGTATTTTATCTTTCTGTTGAGTTGTACTACCTTCATCATCTTTCTGCGAACCTGTAATACCTACTCTCAATACGCTTAATTCATCTGTGCCGGTTTCTTCTTTATACCTCTGGTATAGTACAGGAGCATATTCTTCAATTCCAGCAGCAATCTTTATGAATGCTTCTCTTGAAAGAGGTGGGTTAAATCGATCTTGTATATTACCCCCTATCGGTGTAGAGTTAATAGTCTCTAAAAAATTATGAAGTGGTGTTTTTAATTTAGAAGGTTCCTTATCTACAGTACCTGAATTTTCAGTATTGTCACCACTTTGGTTAGGGTTTAATGCTACTTGAACAGATTCAATTAACTCTCCTGAAGATATAACTGTTAATTTACAGTCATAACCACCATCGGTTCTATAGGACCATAAAAAGTTTTTTATATAACCAAATATCCCATCATAATTTTGGTTACTTTCTTTTTTAAGTTCTTTTATTTTTTCTATTACTTTCTCTTTAGATTGATTACCTGTAAAGTAATCACCTACGGTTCTAGGAGCTGTTTTTTGTACCTTACCTTTATTATCTAAATAAAGAGAATGTCCCCATTCAAGCAGTACTGTAAAGCCTGGTCTTAAGTATAATTGTTCTATTTCGGTTAGCTGTTCAACAGACCATACTTGGAAGTCTATTGATGCCTCTCTTAAGGTACCAAATCTGTTTTTAGAGTCTATTCTAAAGCCTGTAATACCGGGCATTGGTCTGAATCCAATACTTTCATATTTGTTGTAAGCTGTATTTGATGATACACCGTCAAAGTTTATACCGCTTTTAGGAGTGGTACTACCATCTTTATATGAACCACCAAACAAAACATTATTTTTTGCAAGTGTAGCAGTTCCGTCTACATTGACAGAAGAAGATAGCTTTACCCAACCTGTTTTAGAATTAAGATAAAGTAATTGATCAGTATCCCTTCCAGTTCTTTTGGTATATAAAGACTCTCGTTGTTCTAACTGCTTAAGAACATCCTGATCTAAAGGACCTCCAATTATTGAACTTGCATTGTAACCTGCTGCCATTATCTGTTTGCATTTGTAGTATTAAAAAGTTGAATTACAGCTTGCTTGTCAGCCGGTATTCGTAACTGCACTCCTGGTCTTACAACCAAAGAAGCTCTTTCTGAATTATTAGCCGAAGCTATAATCCACCATAAAGAAGAGTCATTATAGAATTGTAAAGCTAAAGTATCGTACCTATCACCTCCGGTAGTCTTAATGTAGATATCATCTTCAGATACAGGAATATCTGGGTAGACAGGATTTTTTATATACCGTTTACCTTCTAAACTTGTTGTTCTTCCTATGGTTTTATATCTATTCATCTATAAAAATAATTCATCTTCCTGTTCTGCGTCTCTGGCTATGTTATTAGCAATACCTTCTTGTTGAAGTTTAGGTTGTAACCTGTACGCTCTATAGTTTTCTGATTCAACTATTTTCTGTGAATCAATAGGTTCAGTACTACCATCTTCAGCAAAGAATAAATTGCTTTTAGGTTTACCGAACCCAGGATTTGTAATATAATGGTAAAGACCGGTTTGAGGAGTAAATCGATGTATAGGTTTAAAGTTAACTTGGCAATCTAGTACATGAGGTAATTCCTGCATATCTTCATCTTGTCCGGTTCCTTCTGGTCTAGACATTGCTATCTCCCAAGGGTAATCTGTTTGCCAAGTATAGTTAACTTGTTCTAAAAATCCTGGTAGATTATATACATAATCACCTACAGTTAGGTTGACTAAAGTACCTCTCATAAAATTATTTGAATAGGTAGGCGCTGTTGAAGATGCTAGGTAGACCATTTTTTGATAGAGTGGCTGCATTTCATGTCTTGTAGCGGCAGCTATTTTAAATCCTAAATTTATACTTCTATCAAATCCACCGTAAGTATAAAAAGCTTCACCTCTACCTAAATAACTATTTTTAGACCAATCTCCGTTATAACTGTCAGCAAAAGTATCTAAAAATGCTCTAAAATATAATATAGTAGCATTGTCAGGAGTTACAACTTCAAATCTGAATTTTATTAGATCTCTAGATTTGCTGGTACCTAATGCTTCTTTATCGTAAAGCTCTCTTGTGCCATCATCAGTTGTTCTTCCTCGAGCATCCCAATTCAATTTAATAGGTGGTAGCATATTAACACCATCAATTTCTGGGCCTTCTATAGGATGCGTGTATCCGGTTATTGGATAAATTTGTTTTTTATATCCCTGGTTACCTAAATTCACACGAGTTTCTCTTTTTATTTTTTGATCTGTATAATCAAGACTGTAGCTTTTATTTCCGTCTTTTCTAAAATCTTGTATAGGAGCTGGTTGTTCTGTTGGTATTTCTCCGTCTCCTTTTGGCTGTACCGGTCTATAGTTATTACCTTTTAGAGTGGTAAAAGAATCTTGATTTACATTATCTCCTATTATAGAATCTGTATTAACAGTTTTCTGACCAAAAGCTGGTATGTTTCCTAAATATGTAGAAGTATCCTGTAAAAACCCTCTATAGAAATGTGTACCTGTGCCGTTGACAGGTATTTGAGCAAGAGTTGAACCTACAAGTTTACCGGTAGTTAAAGCAGTCTTTCCTAATTGATTTAAAATCTCTTCACCCTGACTTAATAAATTATCTACTTTAGATCCTCTAGGATCTTTAGCATCTCTTATTTTTTGTCCTAGACCGACTTGCTGCAATAGAGCCTCGTTTCCTAAATACTTTACTCCAGAAGGAGATACAAAGAATTTGGAAATACGCTCAAGATCATCTACTCTACGACTGGCTTGCAAACCAATGCCTTGGGGGGAAGGAGCTTTATTAATGTCCTTCGTAACAAGAGGTTTGTTAGCACCGTATTTTAATGACTTGAGTTTTTTTACTTTATCGTCATTAAGAGACTCTATTAATGCCATTTACGATGGTTTGTTGTCTAAATATTTTGATGGAGTTGATCCGTTCAAATCTAATCTTGAAGGTACTGGAAGACCGCCGATTGTAGGCTCACCGTTAATAGAATAGGTGTTGTGCTGATTAGACTGTTTAAGGTCTGGTGTCGATGGTGTAAGTCCTTTAAGACTGTGGATTGATGGATTACTTTCAAATGATGATTTAATTCCCATGATTGTTGTTTTATTATAAATAGTTACTAAGCAGTAGATGATCTATATGCTCCAAGATTTAATGCCATACCGGCTTTATTACCGTCTATGAATACATCACCGCCTTCTCTAACTGCTGCTATTAATTCTTTGAGTAAAGTATTAGTTTCTTCTCCAAATCTTGTACCGCCGGCCATTACTAGAGTATCTTTAGGATTAGAACGGATTGTAAAATCATCTAATTTAGCTTCTCCTTTGATATATTCATCGGCTGTCCCAGTTTTTACTTTTTGCCCAAGTTTAATTTGTTCTCTACTTGCTACTTGGGCAAGAGCTTGTTTACTTGCTAGATTAGCTGCTCCTAAAGGACTCATAGCTCCTACATAATCCCAAAACCCTGGGCCTTCAGAGGCTTTTGTTAGAGCTCCACTCCTCTGTTTTACTTCTTTAGATACATTTTTATCTTTAGCTATACTTTCTGCGGCGGATTTTGCCTGTTTTTTAGAAGTACCTGTAAAGAAATCTACAAAATTAGCAAAATCTTGTATAGCATCTATTAAAATTTGTATAGTACCTCCGTTTACTAACCCCATAAATTGCTGCTTAACATCTTGCATTGCTTCAGCAAACTGTTCACCTAAAGTCACTCTTGCCTCAATTTCTTTTCTTGTAGCTTGTTCAAGCATGTTTTGCTGTTTCCATTTTTTTATTTCAGCTTCATTACCTGATTTTAATACTCTTTCGTACTGCTGTGCTGCTTTTACATTATTCTGGGTTATTAAGAAAGCATCTTGTAATTGATCTACATTTAAACCAGAAGCTTTAGCTAAGGATTCCATTATTATAGGACTCTTACGCTGTTCTTCAGTCAGATTTTGCATCTGCTTCATAACATCTTCAGTAGCTCCAGCTATATCACCGGTCATAGCCATCATACGAGCTCTTTCGAAGTTAAATTCTTTACCTGTTAAAAGTTCGGCTTCTAATTCGTTACCTATAGATGATTCAAAATCTAATAAAGAATTTGCAATACTTCTAGCTTGGTCTAAATTTAAACCGAATTTTCTAACCTGTAGTACACCTTTTGCAATAGCATCGTTACTAAATCCAAATGAAGCTGCTGTTTGACCTGATACTTCAGAAACATTGTTCATCAGTTTATCAAGCTGCATGGCATAGCCGTTTGTATTAGCAAACTGTTGGCTGATCTCAATTATCTTATCAGTACCTTTAGTAGCATTTTTACCAAAAGCGGCAAATCTAATATTAAGTTTTGCTGCTGCAGTATCTGATATCATTAAACGTTTTGTGAGAAACGTCTGGCTATCTAAAATGTTATTACTGGCTATAAAGGTTGCACCGAAAGTATCATTTAATTGTTTCTGTGCCTGTACTAAATTTTCTATATTATTCCTAGTCTGGCCAGTAAAGCTACGAACATCCCTAAATCTATCTCGAAGAGCATCAGCTGAGTCTACACTTGTACCCATGCTTCTTGCAAGTTCAACAGCTTGCTTGTTAGCACCAACAAATAAATCTACTACAAATTTAAGTACCTTTATAATAGCAGTGATATAGATAGGACCTTTCAAAAGCCCCTTCATAGAAGCACCGACACCCTTTTTGAATAAAGACATCTTACTGGCGCCTTTACCTGTAGCTTTGAAAGTAGCGGCAGAATGTTTACGCATTGCTTTCATTGCCCCTTCTGCATCTACCAAGCCTCCTAACGTTTTACTCTTTCCTAAACGTTTAAAGATCTCACCTGTAGAACCCATGTTTTTTTCAACTTTCTGGGTAAGTTTTTGATTTTCTAACAGCTCTTTTCTTTGCTCTCTTAAAGCTTTCAAAGCTGCCATATGATCTTCCTTGCTTATTTCAGCACCGATAGATTTTGCGTACTGTATTTTTCTTTCTAGAGCTTCACGCTTTGTTGTAAGCTGTTCTAATTGCTTCTCAATATCTCTAGTACCTAAAACTCCTTGATAAATTTTAGTTTGATTTGCAGCCATATTGTCAGAAAACTTAGCTGCTGATTTGAATGATCGTGTAAGATCATTACTTACTGTTTTTATAACAGATGCATCGACACCATCAAAAGCTTCATTTACGGCATCTTTTAGAGATTCACCTATCTTAGCAGAAACACTTAAAAGAGTATCCTGTATATAGATTGAAGTATCATCTATTGCCTTCTGGCTTCTTTTGTCCATATTATCTGCCATAAACTTAGGTATATAATATAAATAGGAAAGACCCCTATTTTGGAGAGGTCTTTGTTGAATAGCTAGGTCCTACACCCGGCCTTAATATCTGAGGTTGTTGTGATTTTTGAGCTCTTTCCCAATCTTGCTGTTGTTCGGACTGTTTATCGTAGTATTCTTTTAACTTTTGAAAGGTAAATCTACGAACCCATATAGGCATATTATACACTTCTGTCCATGTATAACCACCCTGTCCGTTAAATACTATTTCGTGGATTTGAGAGTATACTTGTAGTTTATACTCAGGCGTCAGGCCAAAAAAAGTTAATTGTTATCGGCAGATCGACGTCCTCCTGGCCGCCGTCTTCTGTATCAACTGTAATGGTCATATCAAGATCTGGAGAGACTTTATTGTAGTAGTCTCTTAATGCTCTAGCATCTTTGGCAAGTAAGTACTTATCCACAAACTCTCTAATGTCTTTCTTTTCGGTAATGCCGTTTACCGAAGTAATCATGTATTTAAGACGTGTTGTTACTTCTGCTATATTGTCTTTATTTAATTTCTGCAAGCCTTCTATCTCTCTTTCTATATTCTTTTCATCACCATGTGATAAAAGTTTAAAAGTTAGAGTATTATCTGTATGGGGCAGTTTAAAAGCAAATTCATTTTTTCTACCTTCTAATAGAGAATAGTCAGTTTCCTTATTATCTAAAGCAGATAAATCAACAGTAATTTTTTCTCCCTTATATTCTACTTCATAATCTTTACCATACGAAAGAATACGAGAAGCTATCATAATAGCGTTTTTGTCACCAATTAAAAGATCGTTATAGTTGAATCCTTCTGTAACAATTAAAGACTGAAGAAGTTTATCAATTACGATTCCTTTACGAATAAAGTTTTGATTGGTTAAAATGTCCTCTTCCTTGGCAGTCATGTACTTCATTTCAATAGTACCTTTGGAAAGAGGACTGTCTTCAGGGTATAGAAGACCTTTTGACGGTAATTCCACAACCTCTGTTGGTAACGAAAATTTGGATTCCATAAATTTTATTTAGTTATAACTTGTTCTATTAATAAATATACGAAAAGAATATTTTTTAAACAACAAAAAACCCGGAAAAGTCCGGGTTAATTGAGAATTGAGGGTAGGGGTAAAAAATATTTTAGAAATTCAAGACGCAATAATCCATTGCAACAGTAAGTGAAAGGTCTACTACCTCATCGGTTGCCCAGTCTAACTGACCGAAATCACCGTTGATGATAAAAGCTCCTTTGATAACCCACTGTGATACGATATCTCCTACTGGACCTAGAATATCTAAAGTAAGGTCTTTTTTATAGAAGTCTGAATATCCAGCACGTCCTGTTACTGATTCATACGATAGACGAGCCCATTCCATTACCGCTTGTGCACCTGATGGTGTGATTGGATCATAAAGCACCATGTCCATGTCAGCCCATTCTCTTTTCCCACGAATCTTTCTATAAGAGTTGATGTGGTCTAGTTTGATAGAGTTATCAGTAAATGTAGGTGCTTTTACGTTCTTTACCATAAAGCCCTGGATGCCTGTATCGGCCATGCTGATTATAAATCTATTTTGAACCTTGGGCTCGAAGGCTCTGAACATGATTTCGCTTGAATCTAATACTGCCATGTTATTTGTTTATTATAAATATCTTGTTGTTAAATTATGCATTAAAAGTTGCTCCTGTTGGCTCGATAGTAAAGTCTAGTACTATAAATTCCGCAGTTTTGGCTGGCTGAATGAATACTTGACCTACTAGCTGATTTCTATCAATCACATCATTTGTGTTGTTAGTGTCATCCATTACCACTCGGAAAGAGTAAAGACCTTGTTGCTGTACAACTGACTCTAAGTATGGATTAACGATTGATAAGAATCTGTTACGAGTTGCGATTGTATTTTGTTCGAATACTAAGTTACGAGCTTGATCTCCGAAGAACTTCTTAAGTTCGATTAATAGTCTACGAACGTTGATACGATCTAGTGCAGAAGACTTTTTCTGCAATGTTTTCTGACCGAATGCTGCAATACCTTGACCGGGGAATGTAGCAATTGGGTTTACATTTCCATCATATAAAGTATCACGATCGGCTTTAGTTAGTTTTCTTTCTGCTTGGATTACGTTAGGAATACCTCCTCTTACTAGTCCTGCAGGTGCAAACCATGGAGCTGAAGCACCATCTGTGAATGCATATACTCCTGGAATTACTACTGAAGGTGGTACGAAAGCATTCTTACCTGTAGCTGTTCCTACTTGTACCCATGGCCAGTAAGCAGCTGCATAAGAGCTATTAATCTCACCTGCTTCAGACACTGCATTTGCAAGTGTATCACCGTAACCTACTGGATCTACCACAGCGATTGCATCTCCACGTGTTTCCGCTAAGGAAACTACTTTTGATATGGTAGGACCAAATGACTGTTGTGTAAGACCTGGCACGGTTATAATGTTAAACTGATACTCGTCTTTATTTTCTAGTATTGTAAGAACGTCTGTATAATCATTATCTACTAATCCTTGAGCATTGCCTGCTCCATTTACTATACTACCGAAGAATAAACCTCCGTCTTGTACGTTATTTCCAACACCGCCATAGAATGAACCAGACTGTGCGATTGGTAAAGATGCAGAATATGATACACCACTTGAATCAACACCTACTGTCAAACCGTCATTACCGAGATAGTTAAGGGTTTGAGTATTTACTGTTGAAACTCTGATGTAATTTGATTTGTTTGGATAATCTCCGTCTACATCGATATAAACGTTTCCATCTCCATCTGTAGATTTAGATTGTACTTGATCTCCGATCACGCTTGCAATATAATTGTCTGCGTTAGGATCTAAAGAAAGGTTATTAAATGTTTCTAGTACGATTTTACTTTTTAGGTTATCATCACCTCTACGAACAGAAAGTGAGAATGTACCTTTAGCTGTACTTACATTTGAGATTTCCCATCTAAGGTTATCTACTGAACCAGATACTAATGAGCTATCACTATTTTGTGAACCAGCATCAGAAGCTCCTGTTGAGTTATTAAACAACTGCCCTTTACCTAAAGTTTCGATTGTGAAAGGATTAGATGTTTGAGTAGTTGTGTTTGTTCCTCCACCTAAAGTAATAAGTGTAAAGTCTGCTGTAGCTCCAGCGGTTGAACCTGTTAGGAATGTAATACCGTTATATGTAGTACCTGCTGCAGAACCAGTCAATTGAAGTTCTCCAGTAGCACTAGAAGCAGAAACGATAGCTGATAGAGTGGCAGTGTTGTTAAATTTATCTCTTAAGTTATCAGCAGTACCGCTAGCATCAGAACCAGTAGAGAAGAAGAAATACTTTCCTGCTACGTTATCGTCTGGTACTGGGTTATCAGCTGCAACAATCTTATATGTATCGCTTCCGAATACAAGAGCAAACTCTTGATTATCAGCAGCTGCAGCGGCTAGTGTACCTGAACCAGTTGCTGTATCAGCTCCGGTAGATACTGTAGTGTTCGAAATAGTTGTGTTAGAAGCAGCTGACCAGTTAGATGAACCAGATACAACACGAGTAATGAGTGCTGTATTTCCACCTTGCTGGAAATAAGATTTAACTGCTATAGATGTTAGGTATTCCTGATTTGTGGAACCTGATTCAAAAGTTTCTCCGAACTTTCTTACATACTGCCCGTAAGAAGTTACAACGGTAGGAATCTCAACCGGCCCTTTAACTGTAGGACCTACAAAAGCTGCACCGGCTTCTACGGCCGCTGGTTGAATAAAAGAGATGTCATTTTCTCTTTGAAAGACTCCTGGAGAGATAATAGTTTCTGCCATGTTATAAAAGGTTTATATTCTGTCTTATATAAATATCAATTCTTTTTCTAAAACCTTTTCGGTCTAAAAATAGTTTACCGACATTTATAAATAGGAAAGGAGGCTCTAAAAACCTCCCTTTTTACCCTCTATAAAACTATGCAGTTCTATTTAGCAGAATCCTCAGCTGGTTCTTCAGTTTCTACTTCGGTTTCCTCTTTTTCAACTTTAGGTAACTCTACTGATTCGGTCCCGGTTGGAATTGGATCTTCGGAGATAAATTCTCCTGTTTCAAGATTAATGTTTCCTCTTCCGTATTTATCTTCTAAAGCTTTAGCTAGATCTGCTTCACTCTTACGAAGATTCTCTAGGAAAGTCTCGGCATTCTCTTGACGTTTGTCTAGATCAATCTGTGCTAGAGCAACTTGTCCAAGTTCTTGAACTACTGCTCGGTTACTGTTTTGGATTTGTTGCAGCTGTTGCAACTCCTCTTGTGTTAATTTACTTGTGGCCATTTTTTAAATTTAATCGATTTATTATAATATAGTAATTTTATTTTTTATCTCCAACTTTTATTTTATCCCAAATTCTTTCGTAACTAAAATACCCTACAGTCTTAATTAAGGTATCTATGCCTCCAATAGCTAATCCAAATTTCCAGTTACCGCTAAC